GCACATAATAACCTAGCCTCCTCTGGAATAGTGTCTATAGGTTTCCAGTCAGGAATACAAACACCCTCTAAACTACCTATCTGTCCTAGTCCGTACACTTGCCACCAATTCGCCCAGTAGGTTGAGGTCTTTCCTTTCTCTCTAGCTTTTTCTATTTCTTTTACTATAGTATCAGGAAGGCTATCGTTGTCTTTGTAGGTTAGAGTTATGAAGTTCGCATCTTGTTGCCCTATGAGTTCCTTATCTACCCAGAATAGATTAGCAGGGTTATAGTCTAACCAAATATTACTTGATGTTCTAACTGCTAATTGTTGGTAGGAATCAAAGCTAACATTGTTACACTCGTTAATAAATAAGTCTGTTCTTCTAGCTCCTCTTAGTTTGTCTGGTTGGTCTGTTGAAAAGAACTCAATATAACTACCATTACTAAAAACGTATTTTAAGGTACTTTTGTTAAACTTTCTATCATCATACCTATGTAACCCCTTTAAGATGTTTAAGAAGTCTTTTAAAGCACCTCTACGTAAGTGTGGTATAGATTCAGATACAATGCTTATTTCTTTTCCTTTGTTTCTTATTGCATAGTCTATAAGGATAGATATGATAGCAATCGTTTTACCTGCCGATGATCCTCCTCTTACTATGCGAACTCTTTTATCTAGTTCTCTTAATCTTTGTAGTGCTGAGGTTTTTGTTACTTGCATTAATCAATAAATAAAGGCACATCTTCGTTTACGTGAATGTCCTTAGTTTCTCTTGGTTTACCTGCTACATAGTTGTAGTAGAGTTGTACATATTTAAAGTCTCCTTTTTCTAAACCTTTCTTTAGTGCTTTAAATGCTAATGGTTCTAAAGGTGTTAGCTTTTCTACTAACTTTAATTCCTCGTCTTTAGGCTTTCTACCTGAATTATCTCTTTTACCTCCGTGTTTACTCATCTTGAAAAAACTTGATTAATCAAGTATATAACGAAAAAATATTGTTTTTTATTCTGTTGTTAAAAAGTTCTGTAATTACATAACTGCTTTGGGACGTGATATGTTATATCAATTCCATATCTTTTATTTGTATCTATTTCTTTAACAACTTGATATTCGGTATTAAAAATATAATTGCTTTTACAAAATAAAAAATTGTTTATATCATTTGAAACAAGGAAATACCAAAAATCTTTTGATTTACAATATTTTCTTTTTCTACCTAAAAATGATACTGTGCTATATGGATAATCTTTCTCTGATGTCCAATTTAGTTTAGTTCTAACCTCAACTTCTATTCTATATTCAATATTATTTTTATATGCAATTATATCAATATCGTAATCTTCTTCTTTGTAAGGTACATTAAAGCCTTTTTTAATTAGATAATCAGAAACTTTTTTTATTGATAAATCATTATATTTATTATAATCATCTTGTCTAAATTTCCCTATTTTTGTTCTCATCTTTCTCTAATTGTTTTTTAATTACCTCTACACTTAAATAGATTTGGCTTACTATGTTCTCTAGTCTTTTTATTCTTTGTATTGTGGTGTGTTTCTTTGGTTTCAAAATAATTCTGTTTGTTTATTAGCACTATGTTTAAGAAAATGTAACCCTATCTTTGGCTCTACACAGTTTCTTAATAATAATCTTGACTTGTATCTTGGTTTAGGTATGCCTAAATATTCAGATAGTTCATCTGCTGTTGAACGTGATATGTCTATGTTTTTTATTGGTAGTGTTGGAACTTCAAAATTGCACCAATAAGGATGTCTACCTATTACTACACTTGGATTGATAAGATAATCATAATAAGGTACTACATTCTCTATAACCCACTTACCCTTAAACCAAGATTTTAAAAGTATGATTTGTTGATATAATGCTAAGTCTATATATTTCTTTTCTTTTTGTGAATAGCATAATCTACTATGGCTTGGACAAGGAGGACTACTCCAAATAAAATCAAAGTCTTGAAAGTGATGCAATAAGTAAAAGTGTGCATCTGTATTAATTACCTCATCATTTGGAAACTTCTCTTTATATATAGCTGATATTTCAGGATTTATCTCTATAGCTGTAATTTCGTGTTCATCTCCCCAAAGATGTCTATTACCTCCTATGCCTGAATATAAGTTTAGTATTTTCATTCTGTACCTGATATTATTTGGTCTGTTCTAGTTTCTTCTAAGTACCATAAATCCTCTCTTATGTTGTCTTTCTCTATTTCTTTTTGTAAGTGTGCTAAAGCTCTCCATACTACTTTTGCCGAGTGTCTTACTCCGTCTAAGTCTATCTTGCCGTTTTCTATTAGGTGTCGCATAAGTGCATCAAGATCATCACTACTCTTTTCTCTATCCCAATGTATCTCCTCGTCAGGATGATGTTGTTTACTTCCTATGTAACTAACTCTAGCTACTTCACATAGTGCATCAGGGAAGTATTTAATCAATCCTTTATACAGGGGTATCTTCTTTCTCTTTTGTTTGTTCGTTTCCATCTATATCGTTTAAGGGTAATGTATCTACTATTCTAAGGAGTTTCTTTAAGTCCTTTTCTTGTGTGTAGTCTATTATGTGGTTTATTAATGCTTTTCTTAATTTGGATTTGTTTCTTAGTCTTAGTAGAACTAAATCAAAATACTTGTCTAGGTTTCTGTTATATCGTCTGTGGGTTTCAAATGCTTTCAAACTATGTATTGCAGTTGCGTGATCATAATTCTTACCCTTAGATTTATAAAAGTCTCTTATTTGTGTAAATGTCATATTGCAATGATGCCTTAACATAAACGTAAGTAAACTTCTAACCTCTACGTATTCTCTTTTCCTAGTGTTTTTAAATACATCAATGTCTGATATATCTATAACATTTTCTGCTATCTTATTTGCCTCTATCATAATGTTCCTTTAATGCAGTAACTATCTATATCTGCTCCGTTAATAAAAAATGTCTCGTAGACTTCTAATGCCTTTGTTACTTTAGCCTTTCCTGATTCATAGAACCCCTCACTACAATCATAGATACCTATATCTAATGAGCCTTTGTCTATTGCTATAAACTTAAACTCCTCGTATGGTTTGTTAAATAACTCAGAATATAAATATACCTGTACATCATATCCATACTTATAAGATGAGTAAGGAAATGCTTTTAAGTCTGCAGTTGTTTTAAGGTCAATGATTCCTTTACCTAATACATCTGCCTTTCCTCTAAATGGATATCCTTGTACCTCGCCTATTGCTGGAACTTCAAACTCTGTATTTGTTATTAGTTTTAAAGCGTGTTCGTTTCTAAAGAAAGCATCGGCTAGTCTTTCGGCATCGTTCTTTTGTTTCATTGTATAAACTTTTCCGTGTTCCTCTTTAGCTAACTTATATGCCTTAGTGTTTTTAGATTGTACATCTACAAAGATTTGTTTTGCAAATACATCAGGTTCTAATATACAAGTGTGAAATAACCAACCTGCATCTAAAGCGTTTGATTCTTGTGATCCGTATTGTGTAACATACTTATACTTCTTAGGGCTATCTAAGAGTAGTTTAATTGTAGAGGAGCTTAATGCAGCTTTACCTAAGTAACCATAGTAAAACGAATCATCATTCATTTTTTCTAGTATCTCATCTCGTTTGTATGTTTTGCCGTCTAAGAGTTGAATAGTATCCATAGTGTAGTAATTATTAAACCTATGTAGCTAATAGCTAAGGCTTTCATTTTGGTGTCGTAGTTTTTCATTTTCTTTTTCTGTTTTCCTTGCTCGAGTTATTGCTCTTAATTTGTCGCTTCTTGCTTCTGAAATTAATTTGTTAAAAGAATATTGCTCTAACTCTAACTGATTTATATAAAAGAATATTCTAATTGCAATATCCTCCAAGTCTTTAATTTCTTTGTTTTTTGATTTCGCTTTCCATTTCTTAACCAAATGTAACAAAGCATTCATATCTGCCGTAGCTTGTAACTTTCCTAAACTCATTAAAACATTGAATCTATTATAGATTCTAAGCTCAGTAAAAATACTGTGCATATAAATAAGATTACTGTTGCTACTGTAAGGGTTAAATATTTCTTTAGTTTTTCCATTAGATTAATTTTTTATAGAGTTGTTGTATATAGATTAGTGTTTCTTCTAAAGTTTCTTTTGTGATATCATCTTTACATCTTCTAACTGCATAGTTTAAATTTCCTGATATCTTACCGAATTCTGCTGCCATTTCTATTTTTGTCATTGCTTGATTTTTAATTATACTGCAATATACAAATTAAAATGATATAAACAAATGTTAATTAGTTTTATTTGCTTGTACTCGGTGTGCATCCCTTTCTTTAAGAAGGTAACAAGGCTTTTTAATTCGCTTCTTA